CCAATGTGCCACGATACTGAGCAGGTGAAACGTAAGGATTGGCAGGGCCGTACTGAGCAATCAACTGCTCTTGTTTAGCAAGAACCATAGACAACATAGCCATCTGCTCTTGTCGGTTACCAGCACCTAAACCTACATTGATAGAAATATCGTATTGGTTAGCCCATGTTCTAGGGTCAAACTCTACAAACTCACCACGCATACGAACCATGCGAGCCTTGTCCTGATACTTACAGAGCAAGTGCAAGATGCCTTGGAACAAAGACTTAACACCTGTCTCAGCAAAGATTCGAGCCATCAGTTCAATTTTACCTGCGCCAGCTTGTTGCATAGAGGCAACCGCAGCAGCAGTCACGTTCTGCAAGATAGCAGGGTCTAAGCCCTGTGAAGCATCAGATACGCCAGTACGCTTAGACTGTACTGTATCCAGATATTGAAGCATCGGGAAAGCCTGATTAGCCACGTTCTGAACAACTAACTGTTGAACAGCACCTTGTGACTTGGCACGAATAACACCACCTGCTGTAGAAGTCAGCAAATCATCTAGGTTTACTTGACCTTCCACAGCAACCACACGAGCATTGTTTGTCAGATATAAGTTATCCAACATCTGACGAGTGATAGTGGTCTTGATTAACTGTAGGTCAACTGTTCTGTCAGCTAGTGAGTTACCAAAAAACTTGTGCGGGATTGGGATAGGACAGATTGAGTGAAAAGGAACATAGTCCACTTCCTCAACCATTTCCTTACCTTTCTCGTCCTCAAGAATCTCATTAGAAGCGTAAAACACTTGAACCAATGAAGCAATGCCTTTGCCGTCTATATCAGTTTTGACATAGCACTCAAAGACTTCAATCTCTTGCATTGAGGGGTCATCTGTCTGCGTTTGGTAAGGTTGCTCACCTGCTGCATAACGAGCCACACGCTCTGGTGTGTACGCTAGTGCATCACCCATCTGCAAGCCTTCAATCTGCTTCTTATTGAAACCCATAGCAACCAAAGTGCTACGAGTCAACATCTGCCTGTGGGCTACGAAAGGTGAGTCAGCAATAGTTCTAGCCTTCTTGCTAATCAAGAACTCCTCTGGAGGAACATTCTCAATCGTTACTTTGCCTGACTTTTTCTTTTGCTGCACCACAACATTGTGTGTAGCACCCATTACAGGCATACCCATAGGGTCTATAACTGGCTGACCCATTGGGTCAATAATTGGAAACTCTGTCGTATCTTGCTCGACAATTTCCATAGTCTCATCACTCATCAGCATTGCTAACTCGTCATCAGACAAGTCAAAGTAACGCTCTTTAGTAATGTCTTCTTTATCTTCCCAATAAGCCTTAACGATGCCGTTCTTCTGCATCAAGGCATCTTTGAACCAATCATGCAGAATGGCTACACCAGCGTTATCACGATTGAATACCCAGTTGCAGTAGTCTGTGGCCTGTTTTGCTGAGGCTTCATCTTTCGGGCCTTGTGGCTCAAAGACTACGATATTGTCTGAGCCTGTAAAGATACGAACTAAGCTAGGTAACGCACCATCAATTGCTTCTGCTACTTCTCCAGTAACGATTTGAGATTTACCCTCAACTTCGTTACCATAGGGCTGTCGTAGATAAGCCTCCAGAGCCTGTTTGCGTTGCTCAACAGTTTCGCTTTCAATAAATCCAATTGCATCGTCAATCTCTGCTTGGATTATCGACATTAACTCGTTCTGTGCCATGCTTGTCCTTTGGAGGGCGTCCCATTCTGGGTTTATCCAATTGTAACTCTTTTACCATATTTTCAAGCATTTCGATACGCTTTTCAAGTTCTTTTACTTTAGGTGCTAGATTTACACCCTGCATAGTTACATACATTAGACAATCCATTTCGGAGTTTGGTTAATCGGCTTAGACCACGTTGAATGTCCTTCATCCAATCCAAGGGCTAAGTAACGGAACGAATCAGAGCCATGACTTGACCAATCGTGTAGTGGTCTTTCATAGAATATCTTACGCTTCTCATCGTAGTCTCTGCGGTAGTTTCTAAGGCAATTCAAGCCATTCTGTACCTGTGGTACGTTAAACCAGCACCTTGGAAGCAACCTTCTTACTGCTTGGATGCCATCATCTAGTCCCATTCTGGGTGCAATCTTGACCTCTAGTCCTGATTCCTCAAGCATTTCCATTCTGCTCTTACCTGTGCCAAGTTCCCTGACCCTAACGTCATGGGGCAGAATATGCTCTGCTTTGAGATAGTCGTTGTCCTTAATCCACTTAACGTAGTGGTCTAGTCCAACTCCGTGATTCTCGTAATAGTCGATTAGTCGCACCTCAGTACCCACCAATTGAGCCACCCAGATAGACGTAGAGTCACCCATACCCAAGTCCCAAGCAGTAAAAGTTCTACTTAATTCCTCTCTGGGAATCTCTTGCATATGCTTTTTGTCTTCTAGTTCGTTAAGCATTTCTCCATAATATGACCCCTCAATTGGCGCATCGAATGAGCACTCAAATTCCTGCCGAAACTTGCTTTCGCCCATTTCATTCTTAGCAGCCTTCAGTTCTGTCTCATCCACTACCCCTGTCTCAGAGGCTTTGAACTCAAGCAGTCCCCATCCTTCTTCTTTCTCTGCCCTGTCTCGCAACTCTTTGAAGTGGTTATGTCCTTTAGGTGTACCAATGAATAGACACCAACCTTTTCTGTCTGTCAGAGCAGGTCTAACAATGTCTGTCCATATCTTAGGATTCTGGTCACCCACCTCATCAATGATTACCCCATCAAAGAATTGACCTCGGAGGGAATCAGGATTGTCTGAGCCATACAGTTGAATACGCCTACCCCAGAAGTCAACCCGCAGTTCTGAGATGTTGTTAGTACCGCCTAGCGGAGTAGTGTATTTAACGAGATAGTCCCAAGCTACCCTCTTTGCTTGTCCATAGGTAGGCGCAATGTAAGCGTAACGAGGAGTTTCTTTCTCGTTTAGCACCGCCTCACGGATTAAGTGGTTAAGCGCAGCTACAGTCTTACCGAATCTACGATGTGCCACTACGACAGCAAAGCGTTTGCCATCCAGTAACTCGTGAACTCTTAGTTGGTGTTCCCTTGGCTTATAGGGAATTTCTATTACTTCGCCCATGTAACGATGTGCTGAAGTGGTTGGTCTGAGTCACCACTTATGGTTACTGAAGCCATGTCAGGCATTGATTTACGCAAGAGTATCTCAATAGCCTTCATCCTTGTAGGACTTAACTCCTCAGTTTCACCAAGTGCATGATTTTGCAAGACATTTAGTAATTGACTTACTTGAATCTTTTTGCGTACATCTTCCTGATGAAGTTTGTTTATTGGTCTTCCGACTTGTGCCATTTGTGTATCACTCCCATTGGGTTGGTGAAAGAAAAGTTATCGGATATTCAGAGCCTCTTTCAAAACTCTTTTAATGTAATCCTTCTGGTCAAGTTTACTACCTTTTTCTACTTTTTCAACAGCATCGGTAATCAACTCAAAGTATTGCTCACCAGTTAGTGACTGCTCTCTTTTGGTAAACCAGTAGTCTTTTAGACCTTTAATCCATGCTGCTGTAAAAAAGAAGCAAAGTATAAATGCGCCCCATTGGTCTGCAATGTATGAAGCGTAAAACCAAAATGGTTGACCAAGCAAACCAAATATGGGTGCAAATTTTCTGTGGCTCTCTCTTTTATCTTGGAGTAACCATATTGCTATCAACTCTGTAACAGCAATAAACAACTGCACCATCATTTAAGCAAACCTTCAATATATGTCCAATTAGGCATGATGCCTGTTTTTTGGTCAGCATAGATGGTTTCTAGTGGTGAGGCTTTCCTGTTGAACTCACCAAATGGGCCATAGTTTACCCAAGAGTTTTGACCACGAGTCTCTGATGTGACAGCAGGTAGAGCCTCTGGTGAATACATCCTAGCATGGGCTTGGAAAGCATTTTCTTCACCGCCAGCACGAAATCCAACACCATGCTTACCATGCCCAAATACATCATGGACAGCACGAAACACATCATTAGCTGTTACTTCTTTACCATCCCACTTTTCGCCAATTCGCATCAACAATGGGTTAGCTTGGGAGGCTTCTGTTAATGTTCCAAAACCTTGCTCAGTAGGGAATACAGACAATCTTTGGTTTTGCACAATGTCATTGATTGCGTTTCTAGGATTGCCATAAATATCACCACTCTCAGGCATAAAGCTAAACTTATAGCCTTTTTTCCTAAGAGTCTCGTATTGCTCTAATGTTTCCTCAATCATAGCGTCATAAGACTTTTTAACAGCCTTATTGCTTGGATTGTTTTCCATCTTGTCATAAGCGTCTGCTAAACGCTTTGCCCTATCTGGGTCAACTTCAGCATACTTTAACTGAGGGCTATAAACCAAACCTTTTTTCTCAGTTATGTCTTTAGCAATATCAACTAATCGTTGGTCAGTTCCAAATTCTTCAATGCGCCCACCAACATCAACCTTGCTTGGCAAACCCTCTAATGCTTTACCTACAAACTTTTTAGGCGCAAGCATACCAACTGATGCAAACCCAAGTAAACCTTGAGTCATATCTGTAAGTTCAGATAAAGCCTTTTTGTCAGTAACCTTAAATGGTTTCTTTGGGTCACCAAATGATTTATCAAACAAATCTTGAAAACGCTTATCAGACTGCTGAATGTTTAACAGTCCTTGTTGGATTGCCCTGCCAGTACCCTGCAACTGCTGAGTACGTCTAGGGTCTTGCATCCATCCTAATGCGCTATCAAGAAGTCCCATTACTTCATCCTACCCATTTTCTTAGCAGCTTCTGCCATAGCAATAGCAATAGCTTGGTCACGGCTCTTTACAACCTTACCGCCTTTACCTGAGTGCAGAGTACCTTCTTTGTACTCACCCATAACCTTGCCAACTTTCTTCTGACCAGCTTTTGTCATTTTCATAAACTCACCATTTTTCCTTGGCAGACCAGTAAGCAGCACTCATCTTGCCTTTTGCAATATTTTTAGCATGACGAGCCATAAAACTTTCTCTACGATTCTTGTCAGCCTCAGATTCACCAGCTTTCTTTGGTGAACCCTTTACACCTTGTTGACCAAAGCGGATTAACTTTACATCCTCACCAGACTTAGCCAAAACAGCGTGAGACTTGGTTGGATGGTTAGGAGTAGCTTTGGGCTTGTTGTAGCCAGAAAACTGCTCAGAGCCTCGCTTAATCACTTCTTTTTAGCAGTCTTAGCTGCTTGCTTAAACGCAGATGCGGTTGGTGCGCCTTTTGAGCCTACCTTACGCATACGCTCTGGAGTTTTACCAGCAGCTTTCTGCGCCTCTATCCGCTTCTTCTTCGCAGCGATATTTGCGTATAAGCCGTTCATTTTTTAGGCTTCTTTGCTTTGTTCTTAGCAGTACGCTCTCCACGCTCAGGCATGGGCTTAGTCTTCTTCTGCATAAGTTTCTGCATCATTTCCATCGCTTGTTGGTTTGTCGTTCCCATCATAATCATCCTCGGTTATTGGCCCACCACTAATCCATGCCTCACAAGTCCTCTTGGAAGCACACTTAAAATCAAACACTTCGCAATAGCCTAAGTCGCCAGCATCAATGACTTCCCAAGCATCCATCTCTGTGCCGTTCATCTCTAAGCCACTCTCAATGCAAGCAAGCATCTTAGGGGTTTGGATAAAGGCAGCACAATTACCGCAACGAGACTTTTTAGCCTGTGCAGGTGAGATTCTCCAAGCCTTTGAAATGTCACGCCAGTAATCCATGCTTGGCTCATTGGGATTCATTGGGCCATAGTTAGCCTTATCAATGGCTTTCTGACGACACTCAAGATTGACTTCTACGTCACCTGTGGCAACTGGACACGCTTCGCCTTTTTTCTCTTGGCTTTGTATCTCAATCTCAATTTTTACGGATGGCTCAAGTAAACCAGACATGGTTATCCCTATGGAGTTTATTTATTATCTCATAAAAAAAAAGAGGGAACAAGTCCCTCTAAAGTCTCAATGGCAACTGAGTGCGTCCATTGTGCGCTAATTAAAAAGTTTTGCAAGAGTTAGATTTAAAACGTCCATCTCATCCAACTTCTCTACTTTCCATATCCTAGCCTGTCCGTGTATGCCGTTAAAGCTACCCTGATGGCAATCTTTGCATAAAGGAATACATAAGTATTGATTATGCTGAACAATATGGTGTGCATCGCTTGGAGGAGAAGCATTGCAGACCCCACAAGGCATTTCTTTTATCTTTGCCAAGTGCAGCCGTTCCCTGTTATTGGGTCTGTTGTTCATGCTTCTCTTACATAAACACCAAAACTGGCAGCAGTATCACCAAAAGGTAATTGCTCTATTTTTTTAGCAATACGCTCTCGTTCTTGTTTGGCAACTAAATTAGCAAATTGTTCAAGTCTGTTTATAAATCCTTCAGAAGCATCAAGCCCCTGATATGTTGCGCCAATGCCATACATAGAAACTTCTGATTTCAAAGCCATACTTTTAATATCTTCTCTAGTCATACCAAACCCCTATGAAATAAACCACCAGCCACCAAAAGGCAGCTAGTGAAATAAGAATTAGTCGCCAAACCGCCTGTTTACTCAGCCTCGTAAGCCATGATTTTTGCATGGTCAGCTTCCTCCAAGATGTGCTTAGAAAGACGCATACAGCCCTCAATCTCCAACTCACGGAATTGAGCCTCAGTAAAGATGCCCATTACATTACGTCCCTCAAACCAGACTTCATCAATGTTCTCGTTGTAAGTACCTTCTTCGTCACGCTCATATTCCATCACGACAGTAACGATTACAGAGCCTTCACCAGTTGTTGTGTCAAATTCGTATTTCATTTTGTAGTCCTTAAAAGTACCCTTGCGAATTGCTTGGGCTGAGTGAAGTATAGCAAACTAAACAAAGTATTTACTAGGTGTTTATACCTACTCTGTGGTTTTTACGCCAAGACGCTCACTTGCTTGCTCAGAACGCCATATGTCAGCCTTCATCTGGGCAGCAGTCAGCATCCACTTTAAGGTTTCCTCTTTTTCGATGGCAATCATTAACCCCTTGAGCAAATCAGCATACTCAATGTGAGCATAGGCTTCACGCTCTTGGGCAACCGCAGAATCTATCCCTCTGGCTAACGCATCCTTCATCAGTAGAGCCTTCTTGGTTTTGCGAAATTCCTCAAGGTAGATTCTTTGCGCTTTAGCTTCTGCATATTTGCATGAATTTTCAATGATGTACTCTATCGCTCGGTAAGGGGCTTTCACTTAACTACTCCAATCATTCTTAATGCTGCCTCTGGGCAATCTATTCTTGCCAAGGTACTACCTGACCAATTCTCGAAAAAGTCGGCTTGTAGCTTCGTTAAACGCTTTTTAGAGTCCGTTTTAATCTCCACCAGAAAGGTGTGACCCTTGTATCCAACCAAAAGGTCAACTGGTAAGCCAATAATCCAGACGTATGCACCTGCACCACGCAAGGCAGAAACTATCTGGTCTTGGTTAGCATCAACTCTTGCTGCTCTCCTCATTTCGCAACCTCGTCATTCTGTCCCTCAAAAGCAAAGTATCTGACTTTCCTCTGATTCGTTCCAAGTCCACGCACACACCCTGCCACCAGAGCAACGCTTTGCTTGAGCCAATCGTCAATTTCTTTTTGTTGAACCTGCGTATCCACTCTCTCGCTTCGCAGTCCTTGAAGTGTTCTAATTCTGCTGGAGTCATTTGTAGGCCATTTAAAGTAATTCATTTAATCCCCACAGAAACAAGAAATAGCTTCTTCGTCAGGGTCAAACATATCGCCTTGGTCTTTGGAAAATTTAAGCATCTGGGCATAAGATGGTCTGTCTTTTGAAAACTGTTTATTGCCGTTGACTTGTTTTTCCAAATCTAGGCTTTCCATCTTTGCCCACCAAACAGCACGCTCAGGCTTCTCTTTAATTAAACTAAGTATTTGGGACGCTGGTTTTAAATAACAAAGGTCACAGTTTCCAGCCAATGTTCTTCCATTAAATGTAGTTAATTCAAGATTGAACTCTTGACTATTCCAAAAGTCGTTAACATCTTGAACAGTAATTCCATCAGTCGCAAGTGGTAAAGACCTTTCCATCCCCTCTGCTTGTGGATTAGAACGAATCTTGACTACCCTTCGCATTTCGTCTGCCCTAATTCCAACAAATTGATTTGGTCTGTCAATGCCAATCGAGTCTAAATATTTTCGAAATGGTCTAATTTTTAAATGTGTTGTGCATATCCTCATTCCTGAGTTTGGTAAAAATTGTACTTTATGGATAAGTTCTTCAAACGGCTCACCATTTCTGCTGGCGGTTTTGTAGTCAACCCTAGCAAAACCTACTTCATCGTTGCGGTACTCAATCCAATGAATAGGAACATTCCATTTGGTTTCAATATCATGGACAAACTTTAAAGTTGCTTCATCTTCTTTTCCAGTATTAGCAAAGCAAACAATGGCATCACTTGGCAGGCTCATGTCGTGAGCCTCTAAAACCTTGTAAAGCATAAAAGCAGAAGTTCTACCGCCAGAAAAACTAATGCAAGTTGGCTCTGTTATTTCGTATGGGTTACTCATGCTTTTCTCCTAATTGAATTGAATATTGCAAGTTCTTCTGGTGTTGGTGGGCGAGTTGTTTTAGCATCTGCTTTAATCTTTTCTAACGCAGGGTCAGGCTCATTCTTTGATGGAACTGTGAGCCTCACAACATCATAGGGATTTGGTTTAACAGCTTTGGTATTGCGTACCCAATTACGCCAAGTAGCAAACCAATCTAGCTTCACACCCTTTTGACCTGCTTGGGCTATCCAATAATCCTTAAACTGGTCAAAGGTTTTAGCAGGATTAAGTTCTGGGCGTTCTGTTTGGCAGAATTCTTCCCATTCTTTTGGAAAACTAAAATCAGAAGCGAGGCGTTTGCCGAGTGTCTTCTTCTCTTTCTTTGTCTCTGTCTCTGTCTCTCTCTCTGTCTCTGGGATAGCAGTCTGCAAGCGTTCTGCTAGCACTCCGCTAACAACAGTAAAAAAGTTATTATCAATCAAAGGCTTAACACCAGCTTGGTAATCTTTCTCGGTAATGTGCAGACGAAAGACTAGCTCATCTAGTGAGCCATCAAAAACACCATCTTTTGATTCACTTGCAAGCAACCAGAGCATAGGTGCTAGTGCCTTGCTAGCAATAGGCAAGCGCATATAAGACCTATCGTTTAACAGGTCACGATGTAGTTTTATCCACGGAGGGCATCTGTCTTTGTAATGTTGAAAGACTGCCCAATTCTTTGGCTGTAATAGCATAATTTCACCGCTTTATAACGCCCTTTGGAAAGAAACCTCGGCAGGGGAAAGGGTGAACCCTTTTCGGTACGCTCATGACTTCGTACCTAGCCGTGTTTCAAAACATTGTATCAAATAAATTGATTATTTGTAATATCTTCTGAAAACGATTTACCAAACAATCGTGTAGCTTGTGCGTTCATTACCGCATATTCAGCCTTGCTAAAGATACCCTTGGCATTGCGAATGTCGAAAGGATTTAGCTTGTCGTAAGGCTCATCATTGGCAGCCTTTTGAGCCTCAATCATGTGTGGCTCTAGGGTGTACTGAGAAACCCAAGAACGTCCCATCTTAATTTTTCCAATTTTTAGTTTCTTCTTGTAACTCATCTTGGTGCAACAAGCTGCAATGGACAATCTTGGTATGCCAGTTAAATCCTCTAGTTGGTAGGATGTAAGTGGGCCGTTTTGTAGGCATCTGATAACTGCTTCTTGTGTCATTTGAACCACTCTGGTCTGAGTTCTTTTAGTTGATAAATGCGTAGTTTAGGGATTGTCTTCCAATGAAAGACAGCAGCCCTAGTTATGCCAAGGATACGAGCAAGCTCACTCTGTGAGCCAGCAAGTGTGGTAGCGGTTTGTTTATCCATCTAAACATTGTAGCAAATAAATTATTTGTTGTTTTTAGGGTAAACACCTAGATAAATAGCTTGTTTTGCCTGTTTACTTTGCTATACTAACGTCAGCCCTAGCAAATTGCAAAAGGGTCTTTTTAAGGAGTCAGAAATGACTGATTTTAGTTTTCTCCCTACAGACTTTGCTTCTACTGAAATCACAGTAGTTGCTAACACTCAAGATGCTAAACAGTATCTTGCAGAGCGTTATGGTTTCGCTTGCGTTTCTATCAACATTCGCAAGTCTGCTGCGCCAGAGTTTGCAGACAGTTTTGAATTTCAAGGCTTGTCTTACCAATAATCAATAGGGGGCTTAGTCCCCCAATTAAAGGAGAACCAAATGAAAAGTAAGATTATTCAGACGCTAGTTGAGTATGTGTTAGCCATCGTTATCTTTGGCGGTATCGGTGTACTACTGGCTTGGAGAGGCTAATGCAAACAGAACAATTAAGACG